TTGGAACTGGAACTTTCATATCTGCTTATGAAGTAGAAGTTATGGGGGGGTTTGGAAAGTATGCGTCTATGGAAGGAAGTAGAGACAATTCTCATACTCCAAATGAAAATGGCCCTAAAGTTGGAAGAGATATAACGGGGAACCCAAACTGGCAATCTGTGTGGTATTCCTTTCCAAAAGACGGCTCGTGGAATTTGATCAAAAAACTAAGAACTCGCTCTATATCAGAGTTAGATAGAGAGACACAAAAATTAAATATAGATGATGGTTTTGGAAATATTGCCATGAAGTGGGAAAGTTTAGGTTGGGTAAAACAGAAGGAAATAGCTGAAAAACTATTCAGATGAGGGAATAAATATAAATGTGGTTTTTTCTAATCTCTAGTATTGCTAGTAGCATCATAGGTAGTGCTGCTGACTCTTGGTTTGCAGATACTAAACTAGGGATGTGGGTTTACAAGAAGGTTGACGATGTGGCATCATGGGCTTCAAAGAAATTGGGGTTGAAGGTTCTTCAAGATGAGAATAATTGGAAGAAAAAATATCCTAATGTTTCTAAGAAACTTGACGATCTAGAAGCCAGAATCAAACAACTGGAAGGAGACAAATCATGATCAGTAATTGGATTTCAGAACGAGTCGGAGAAGGATCAAGTCATCAGGGCGCAATCGTTGTTGCTGCAGCTGTTGCGGTTCTGTTCTTCGCCGTACCACTAACTAAAGTCGTTCTTTACGGTGCCCTTGCTTGGGGCATCTGGTCTATCTTTAAGAAAGGCTAACGATGGCTGAGTTGGAAACAGAGGTCAAACTTCTCAAAAAAGAATTAGAAGATCAAGCAAAAATTCATGATCGTTTGGATGTTGCTATTGAAAAGTTGACTGACGTTTCCAACTCCATCCATCGTATGCTTGCTGTGCATGAGGAAAAAATAGCAAGACAAGAAGAAGCTATCTTTGAAGCAGAGCAACAGATCGAAGTTCGCAGAACAGAGTTGACTGCTAAAATTGATGAACTACACTCTCGTATCACCACGAACACAAAAGAGATTATGACTGCCGCTGCAGAACAACATGCACAACAAAATAAAGAAATTCAGAAACTACACACAGAACTCAATAGTCGAATAGGGGTTCTGGAAAAGTGGAGACATGTAGTATATGGTGGCTCCATCGTAATCGGGTTCCTAATTCACAAATTTTTAGATATGGGATAAAGTGACTTGACTCAGGTGACCTAATCCTTTATTATCTGTTCTATGACTTTTATAGACCAGAAATACCTAAACATCATTTCACCACAACTGAAACAATTCAAACCAAAGGGAAATAGCCTTTGGAACTTTCGGTGTCCGTATTGTGGTGACTCCAAAAAATCACAGACTAAGGCTCGTGGGTTTGTATACCGCAAGAAGAATGACCTGTTTTATAAGTGTCATAACTGTGGGGTTGGGACAACTCTAGGAAAATTGATTCAGTATATAGACTCAAAAACTTACGATGACTATATACTAGAACGATATCGCAAAGGTGTCAAGTCTAATAATCCAGAGCCGGAGTTTACCTTCAATGAACCAGTTTTTCGATCCAAAGATGTTCTCAGTTCTCTCAATTCACTTGAAGAACTCTCTGAAGACCATCCCGCTAGAAAAATTGTTGACAGACGAAAGTTACCGAACAGCTCCTATAAAGACTTATTCCTCTGCGAATCATTCTATAAGTTTACAAATACATTAATACCAAATAAATTCCCTTCCTTGAGTGGTGATCACCCAAGGTTGATAATACCGTTTCGTGATAAAGAAGGAGAAGTTTTTGCATATCAAGGAAGAGCATTTGGAAATGAGAACCCCAAATATATCACCATCAAGTTAGACGAGGATGCTGACAAGATTTATGGTCTAGACAGAGTAACAAAGGATAAAGAAGTTCTCGTTGTTGAAGGCCCACTGGATAGTTTGTTTCTGGATAATTGTATAGCAGTAGCAGGAGCAGACTTTTCCAAACCCTTGTCGATTGATGGTCGGTTGATGTTGAATGGTGAATTGACAGTTATATTTGACAATGAGCCAAGAAATAAAGAGATTTGTAAACAGATGGTAAAGACTATAAGTCAGGGAAGAAAGATTGTGATCTGGCCTGACAATATAGAAGAGAAAGATATCAACGATATGGTCTTGGCTGATATACCAGTTGAGGACATAATAAAAACCAATACCTATCACGGCGCAGCAGCGCAGATACGGTTCGCAGAATGGAGAAAAATAAATGTCTAACCACCTACCAACATCCTACCAAGAATTTATTCACCTGTCACGTTATTCACGATGGTTGCCTGAGGAGAAAAGGCGAGAAACGTGGGATGAAACGGTTTCTAGATATTTTAGTTTCTTTGATGATCATCTGGACGAAATGCATCAATACAAACTACCGAAGGCAGTGCGTGATGAACTAGAACAGGCGGTTCTTGGCTTGCGTGTTATGCCTTCCATGCGGTGTATCATGACTGCTGGAGAAGCACTGAAACGTGAAAACATTGCTGGATACAACTGTTCTTATGTCGCAGTTGATCGCCCACAGGCATTTGATGAAATTCTATACGTTCTTATGAACGGAACAGGTGTAGGTTTCAGTGTAGAACGTCAATATGTAAATGAACTTCCTCGCATTGCCGAGGAATTCCATCCATCTGACACAGTGATCACAGTTGCAGATTCTAAGTTGGGGTGGGCTAAGGGCTTGAAAGAACTTGTTGGTATGTTGTATATCGGTCAGATTCCACGTTGGGATTTGTCTAAAGTGCGACCAGCTGGAGCACCCCTCAAGACCTTTGGTGGTCGAGCGTCCGGCCCAGAGCCTCTAGAAAGCCTTTTTAATTTTTCAGTGGACATTTTCAAAAACGCTGCTGGTCGTAAACTGTCCTCTCTTGAGTGTCATGACCTCGTATGCAAAATTGCAGAGGTTGTGGTAGTCGGTGGTGTTCGTAGGTCTGCACTGATTAGTCTATCTAACCTCTCTGATGACCGTATGCGTCATGCTAAGTCTGGTCAATGGTGGAACGATAATGGTCAACGTGCATTGGCAAACAATTCTGCTTGTTATTCAGAGAAACCAGATATCGGTATCTTTATGGACGAATGGAAAGCTCTATATGATTCCAAATCTGGCGAACGAGGTATTTTCAATCGTGAAAGTGCGGTGAAAATGGCATCTAAGAATGGCCGTAGGAATACCGAATATGAATTTGGTACAAACCCATGTTCAGAGATTATTCTACGCAATCGTGAATTTTGTAATCTGTCAGAGGTTGTGGTTCGTGCGACTGATAATCGGGAGTCTCTTTTGGAGAAGGTACGACTTGCAACGATTCTTGGAACAATGCAGTCCACACTTGTCAATTTCAAGTATGTGTCGAAGTCATGGAAAAACAATTGTGAAGAAGAGAGGCTTTTGGGTGTCTCTCTTACTGGTATTATGGACTGCCCTTATACAAATGGTAAGAAGGGTAAGTTGCCTGCCTTGTTGGATGAGTTGCGTGAGGTTGCAGTCAAGACAAACAAAGAGTTTGCAGAAAAGATTGGAATCAACCAAAGTGTCGCTGTAACGTGTGTTAAACCATCAGGAACGGTCAGCCAGTTGGTCGATGCGGCCAGTGGTATTCATGCTCGTCATAATCCTTATTATGTTCGCACAGTGCGTGGAGATAAGAAAGACCCTCTTACAAAGATGATGACCGATCAGGGATTCCCTGTGGAGGATGATCAGATGAATCCAAGTCATACGTCTGTGTTCTCTTTTCCTATGAAGGTTGATCGTTCTGCTATTTTTCGCACAGACATGTCTGCTATTGAACAACTTGAGTTGTGGTTGACATATCAGAAACATTGGTGTGAACACAAACCGTCCGTCACTATCTCGGTAAAAGAAAATGAGTGGCTTGAAGTCGGCGCATGGGTCTATGAACATTTCGATTATATGTCTGGTGTCAGTTTCCTTCCATTCTCGGAACATACATATAAACAAGCACCGTATCAGGATTGTACGAAAGAGGAATATGAAATGCTCTTAGGAAAAATGCCGAAGGTCGTTGAATGGAACAAATTGTCAGAGTATGAGTTAACGGACATGACAATAGGGGCACAGGAGTTAGCCTGTGCGGCTGGGTTCTGTGAAATTCAGTAATGAATTTGATTGTCTGCGAAGACTGCGAGGCAGAGTTTAGAATAAAACATTCGCTCGATGAAAGACATTATCATATTACGGTTTGTCCTTTTTGCGGTAGCAAATTAGATGATCCAGAATATATGGATGAAATAGAGTGGGATGATGAAGACGAGTAGCGCAAAGGCAAAAGGCAGACGATTTCAACAGTGGGTAAGAGATCAGCTGATAGAACAGCTTGATGTTCATCCAGAGGATATCGAATCTCGTAGTATGGGTGCTGGTGGGGAAGACCTCATCATGGCCCGTGCTGCGAGAGAAAAGTTTCCATATAGTGTTGAGTGTAAGAACCAAGAATCTCTAAATATATGGAAATCGTATGAACAGGCAGAATCTAATTCTGGTGAACATGAGCCTGTAGTCTTTATCAAACGAAACAATCAGAAGCCATTAGTGGTTGTAGATGCAATGTATTTTGTTGGATTACACAAGGATGAGTAATGCGTGTATTGGTCCCCCTTCTTTGTCTGATTTTATTGTCTGGTTGCTCAGGAGCCGGCATGGTTGCTCTACAGGCAATTTCTATTGCTGATGTAGCTTCTGGTATCACAACGGGGAAAACAGTTGCGTCCAATGCACTATCTGTAGCAACAGGTAAAGATTGCAAGATATATCACCTTTTTAAAGGTAAAAAGGTTTGCGAAGAAGATGCAATTGATCGCCTATTGGAGATGAATTGCGAAGTATATTCATGGGATGATGCTGGCACACCTTTTTGTAAAAAATATGAAAAGGACAGTCTGTCTAAATAAGCTTAACTAAGGAGACGACGATGAATAAGTATATATTCGGAATCGCATTATTCGCCTTGGTGGTGCTATTTCCTTCTACAATATGGGCAGAAACGAATACCGTATCTAGTACAGTTGTGACAGATAAGGCGCCGCCGACAGCAAATGCACCAAGCGTGGTGATAAACAATAGTGATGTTTGTAAGTCAGCACTAAGTGCTGGTGTGCAGACGCAGATTCTTGGTATTGCGAGCGGTATCGCAGTTACGGATGAAAACTGTGAAAGAATGAAATTGAGCCGTTCTTTGTACCTTATGGGTATGAAGGTTGCCGCTGTGTCCACTTTATGTCAAGACGCAAGAGTTTTTGATGCAATGTGGATGGCAGGAACACCATGTCCTTATATGGGAAAGATTGGTGATGACGCACGAGCTGGTTGGGAAGAAAATACCGATGAAGTCCCAGAAGGCTCAGAAGTTTTCAAAAAAAAACTGAAAGTCAAAGAAGAACAGGAGTGGCAGAAAGAACTGGAGAAGAGAGCGAAGGAAGAGAAGGAGAATCCGACAGAGTGGATAGAGGAACATCAGGGGGAATAGAGGATGAGTATGATCAAACAGATGATTATGCAGAGGAACATCCAGAGAGCGAAAACCAAAACCTTACTTGGATCGATGGTGTGGGTATCGTTATTGGTATTGCTGGCCTGTTCTTTGGCATTCCCCTCTTCTTCTAAAGCTCAAACAGTAACAGAGGAAGTTGTTACTGGCCAAGAAACCTCACCAAATTATCTACCCGGCATGTCAGATTTCACAAGAAGTGGTGGAACAAAAGTTAACACTGGAACAGGTACATCACAAGGATGCCAGTCCGGCAATTTTTGTACCGCTGGTAAACAAGGGCCAGGTGGTACGTATTCGTCCACGTTTGACCTAGAAGATAACATGACCCTAGATCAAATTAATCGTGGGTTCACGATGGACTATGGTATGGATGTCAACTCCCATATAAGTAACTCTACTCTTGCAAGTTGCGTTAATGGTAATGTAATGCAAAATAGTGACTGTAGAGATATTGTAAATCTAACAGTGTCCCTTTTTGATGGGACTCAGCTGAAGCATAAATTTGAGCATGAACTGGAAATGGATTTTACTGGTGTAAGAAATTTTTCATTTAGTCAAACCATACCACAAAACACATACAGTTCACTAACAGGTGACTTTGAAATGTTTGGTATAGATGCTGGGTTTGGTAGTAGATTTTTTGGCCCAGCTTTTTCGAATCCGTCCTTGACAACTACCTTCGATCTTGTTACACTAATAGAAACTGAAATTATCGACATATTTAACAATACAGACATTCTTGATGTTAACACACCAGAGGACGTTGAGGTTGCAACTATAGAGGTTGAGATTGAAACTCCAGACGGCCAACAGATGGCAAGTATGGAACTCGAAGTCAATACTGAAATGTCAATGGAAATAGAGCCTTTAGAACTTCCTAGTGTTGACACACAGTCAGCAACAGAAGTCGAGGTTGAAATTGCAGAAGTAAATACAGAGATAGAAATGGAGATGGAAAATGTGGCCGAGCCTGAACCTACTACCAGTGAATCTGTGGAATCTACCGAACCCGAACAGACAGAACAGGCGAGTGGAACCGAGTCTTCAAACGAATCTGAACCCGAACCAACAACAGCAGAATCAGATGCAGATGGAGAAGAACCTAGAACAACAGAGACAGCGAGCGCTGAAGAATCAGAAGATGCACAGAGTGAATCTTCTAGTGTAAAACCAAAGGCAAAAGTTGCAAAGAAAACCAGTGCAAAACAGAAGGCTGCGAGAAAAATAGTAAAGAAGATGGGTGACAAAGGAAAATATGATTCTACAAATCAGTTAAAAACTCTGGTTGTGATGAACGTTTTGGGTAACAGTAAAAAGTTTTTAGTACAACCAACAATACCGCAACCAACGGGCTTCTTTACAGATACGAAACTACCAGATGCTAATATACCAGAAAACAATGCAGCTGCGTGGTTATTGATTGGTGGAAATAATCAAAGAATGGATGAACTGGTTAACTCACAGTACAAATAGGAGATAAAAAAATGTCAGACGACGGCAAAACAGAAGTTGAGTTTGCCGGGGTCAAATTTCGAGGTGGAAAAATATTTGTCATAATTACAGCATTAAGTACCCTCGGCGGTGGTCTTTATGCAGGATTCGAATTCTGGAAAGACTACATGGATATGAAAGAAAAGATAGAAACATACGTTGCACCAGACTTATCGGGATTCGATAAGAAGTTGGCTGTTCTACGTGCAGACATGGATGCATTGCAGAAGATAGAAAAGGTCATTGAAGATTCTGCGATTGCTACAAGAGACGAAGCTAGAACGATCAAAAACGATCTGAAGGCAGAGATTGTTCGCACAGAGAGATTGGTGGAGAGTATTGAGAGACGAGTCAAAGGTATACAGGATTCGACTCGTAAGATGATTGATAAGGAGAATGATAGGAATGATAAGTTACGGGAACGCATCCAGAACAGGATGGACAGCCTTGATGACAGTTTGACAGGTAAGATGAAAACACTTGAGGAAGACATCAATAATAAAGTGAAAAAAGCTTTGAATAATCCGTTATCCAAAATGTAGGAGACTTGACTTTTTGTTAAATTTTTGTTACATTGGAAAAACTTCAAATACATAGTATAGAAGGTAATTCAATGGATAAAATATCTAAACAATTATACAAGAAGGTCAAAAAAATGGATTTGGGTAACCCTGTTATCACAGCCCTAGTCGGGTTGGTGGTTTTTTATATTGGTTTGAAAATGTTCTCTGGTGGGATGAAGTCGATGGGTAATATGGATCACCTATCCTTCTTCATTCATAATCCTTACTGGATGTTCCTTGGTGGTATTGTAATGACCTTGTTGTGGCAGTCATCTTCTCTATCGACAACTGCCATCATTGCACTTGTTGCATCTGGTGCAGTTCCCTTACCCGCAGCAGTTGCGGCAGTTCTAGGTGCAAACATTGGAACAACGGGAACTATCTGGCTTGCTGGTGCTCTCGTTTCTGATGGTATGCCGAAGGGTGATACACTTAGAATTGCAATGGCACACACTGGCGTAAACCTACTCATGGCTGTAACACTGTTGCCTTTCGTTCACCATATCGCAAGATTTCTTTCGAGATTTTGAGTAAAAGGTGCTTGACTCTACTCAATAAATATGTAATAATAGGTTAATGATCAAATCAAATAGGGTAATCTAAATGGATGTTCTAACACATACTGCTATCGCATTTGGTTGCATGTACGCAACTTATCATTGGGGAAGGTATCTGGCAAAGAGGGCAATGGTAGAAAGTGTCCTTGAGTCTATGTTGGATAATTTGGAAAAGGATGGTCTGATTGCGGTCGAGGAAAACAAGGCCGGTGAGAAAGATATCGTTCCAATTAGTGAAGTGGTTGCTAAGGCCCTGCGAGATGCGAAATAAACTATTCTGTTTTTCTCTTTGTTTCATGGGGCTTCCGGCGTATGCGGATGCCCCATGCAACTATGAATCAAACACAACTTCTGAATATCAAGGGGTTGTCGAGAGCATCAAGTTAGAACAAAGACATGTGTTCCCATATGTCGATGATACCAGAAAATGCAATGTAGTTATTCAGGCAAAACTGAAAGATACGTGGTATCCTTCTACGGGAACCTATGTTTTTGGCCCTGATATGGCTGAGACAAAAGCATGTAATCTTGCAGAGAATCGTGCGAAAGTTAAGATTATCAGAGCGCATCTACCAGAAAAATTGGTTAACCGAAAGAATCTGAAATGTGACTTGACAAATATCAAACCACGGTGTAAAGTGGTATGGTTGAATACGAATATTGGTAAAGTCAAAATGGAGACATGTGAAAAGTGAAATATATTATTGGAATTGCTATAGGCGTGGTATTGACGGTATTTTACCCAGATATCGTGCCTTGGGTGAAAGGTTTGTTTCTTGAGTCAGGTGCTCGAGATGTAATGGTTGACACATTGAAGGAGATTAAATGATGAAAACCAAACTTCTGGCAACAGTCGCAGCTGTTGCTTTCTTGGGTGCGTGTGCTGAGAAGAACCCGCCTCCACTGGTCAGTACACCAGAAATCAAGTACAAGACACAAAAGGTCGAGGCCACTGTGTCTGTCATTCCAGATTGGTACAAGGAGCTTCCTACTGACGAGGAGGCAATCTTTACCACTGGTTCAGCCACGGCTCCTGATTTGCAGTTGGCAATTGATGTTGCAACTCTTAATGCGAAGGTTACGCTTGCAGATAGGATCAACGGTAAGTTGGATTCTATGACAAAATCCTTTGTCGCAAAGATTGGATCAACCGATATTGACTCGTCCGTTCTTAATGAGATTGAGAAGGTTTCTAAGAATGTGATTGCGTCTGTTGATGTGGCTGGTTACAATCCTACTAAGATCGATGTGTTTCCTGCTGGAACACAGTATCGTGCTTTTGTATTGTTGAAATATGACAACAAGGAAGCATACAAGATCATTATGAATCGGTTGCGTAAAGATCGCATGGTTTATTCACGGTTACGTTCTACAGAGGCTTGGAAAGACCTTGAAGTAGAAGTGCAGAAGTCTAAGACAGAAGACGAGGCACAGTCTCTTCAAAATATTGAAAAGGTTATCAAGAAGAATCGTGAGGTGACTCGTGAAGCGCCTGCTACTTAGTTCAGTCCTTGCTCTCTCGTTAAGTGGGTGTTTGATGCCTTCCGGCATCAACCCTACTAACGGATGCAATCCTCTAACTGGATGCACGGCAAAAGATTATTATCTGCCTGGTAAGGGAGTTTGGGCTCCTAAACGGACGGTAGGTAATAAGGCCATGTATGGTGCAATGGGTGGTGCAGCTGTGGGGGCATATGCTGGTGCTGCGAGTGGTGATCCCATTTCAGCTGCAGCGTTTGGTTTAATCGGCCTGGTTCTCGGCCATGAGATTGGTGCGGTGTTTGATAAGGTTGATGAAATTCATGCTGCACAAAAATTACAATTAGCTCTTGACAATAATCCTGATGGGGTGTATAATCATTATAGTCGTGGTAATGTCGCTGTGCGGTCAAAACCTACGGCAACCAACGGCACCTGTCGAGAGTTTGAAACAGATGTAATGGTTGGTGATATTAGTCGCAAGATGCGAGGAACAGCTTGCAAGGTCAATGGTGATTGGGAATTGAAGGAACTATATAGATGAAGGGTATGCATTTACTACCAGCGTACTACACTACGACAAATACAAAAAGAAGAAAGAAACAAAAGAAGACCAAATCTTTGATCGCTGCTGAAAAGGAACACCAAAAGTTTTTAGAACGTATGGGTGTTAATCAAACAAAAGCCAGAGTAGCTCAGTCGGTAGAGCAGGGGTTTTGTAAACCTCAGGCCGTGGGTTCGAATCCTACCTCTGGCACCATTTCACGGAGTTTAGCGCAGCCTGGTAGCGCATCTGCTTTGGGAGCAGAGGGTCAGAGGTTCGAATCCTCTAACTCCGACCAATTCTACAATCCTACGATGGCAAAGAAAGAAGAGAAGGTCTATACTGGCACTGAGATTATGGGTATCGCACAGATGCACAAGTCCAATGCAGTGCCGGTACGGAACAAGAAGTCTGCTGAAGAAGTCGCAAAGATGAGGCGAGGATGAAAACCATCATCCATATCAATAAGAACCTCAAACAGTCAAACGATAAACACGGTAGGACATTGCCTGTGTGTCGGGTTGAGGTTGATGGCAAGACATGGTATGGATCAAAGGTAGACATTCTTGGTCCGAGTTCAATGGTATACAGTCCCGACAAACCAAGGAAATGTGGGGCCAAACTCTGGATCGAAACAGACAGTGATGTGGTTATACATAATAGAACAACATATGCTGAAATGAGGAGAAATTAAGTGCTAGTTGAAGTTCGTAATAATAATGTTGAAAAGGCCATGAGAATCTTGAAGAAAAAACTTCAAGAAGATGGTTTGTTCAATGAGTTGAGGAAACGTGAGTATGCCATGACCAAAGGGGAGAAAGCCCGTAGAGCTAAGGCCGCTGCGAAGCGACGAACAGAGAAAAAACTTCAGAAACGATTGGAAGAGAAGGGTTATTGATGCCTAGAAAAAAGGTTACAGTCCGTACTGATAATTCTGGATGGAAAGCTCCAAAGAAACGTAGGAAACCTCGAAAACCTATGACTGAGGAGCAGAGGGCTGCTGCAGCAGAACGTCTTGCAAAGGCGAGAGAAAAGAAAGCTGCAGCCAATCCGAATTATGGCAAGACAGGGATTCATCCTAGTCTTCATAGTTTACCAGATGATCATCAGTTACACCCTAACAAAGTTAAGGCGTGGATTAAAACCCAGAAAGATATTCTTTCCGCTGAACGTAAAAATGTAAGAGCTGGTGTGAAGGGTGCAGAGGCTCGAAGGGCATACGCTGAGTCCTATATTCGAAGTATGAAAACATACTTACGAACTGGTGATTGGGTTGATATGTTCTACGGTGAACATGCTGACAAGAAGATACGCAACAGATGTATAGCGTTGGCATATTACTGGTACGGCCCATTGAAAGGTGAACCAAAACGAAATGTTGGTACTTTTTATCCAGACTTAGGTTTAGTTTGGACACAAGAAATGAATGATGAACGTATAGGGATAAAACCAGATGACAAAAAACCCAAAAGACAACGAGCTCCCAGAAAACGTAGTAAGAGGGCCGTGGTCAAAAGTAAAACAGCCTAATATTGATGCGCTTCAGGCACAAGAAAACTTAGCTTTTGCTAACGATCTAACACAAACCCTGATGGTGCAAATGATTCATACTATGAGCGAGAACGGTATTGATGTTAGTGAGAAATCATTTGTGAGAGATATGGGTATGATTATTGAACTAGTGAAGTCTACCATATATAGAGATATGGGTTATGAACATGTTCTACAGGGCTTGACAGATACCTTTGTTGACCTTACAATAGAGCCAGACAATACCCCAACGAGTGAGGTGAACGTGGAAACACTTGATACATTTGTGAATCAGTTTAAGGATGAAAATGATGACCCCGAAATTTCATAGCCCTTTTTCTCCATTGATAATGGAATCAAAAGTTCCTGACCGATTTGTTGAGGTCATCAATCGAGTCGGTGATGATGTTCTGTCTGATGACAACAAAAGTGCTCAGTGGGATTGGTCACACAAACTTGTGGGCAAGGTTCATAAAGAAGTACAAATCCCCATATCAGACAAAGAAGAAAAAGAATTTCTTTTTAGTATTATGAAACAGGCTTGTTTAGATTATTTGGTTCATTCCCGTGAGAACAATAAGGCAAATGGTTGGCGTAGAATGGCTGGAGATGCCGTCCCTACACTGGACAATATCCATCTCACACAAAGTTGGATCGTTAGTCAGTATGCCGGCGAGTTCAATCCCTGGCATCATCATACAGGTGATTTTTCTGCGGTGATTTATCTTAGACTGCCCGATGGGATGCACGAAGAGATTGCAAAGGATTTTGAAGATCATTATCCTGCTAGTGGTTTGATCGAATTTTGTTACGGTGATGCTCAAGACTTTCGTAGTGATAATCTCAAGTTTATGCCAGAGGTTGGTAAACTGCTAGTTTTTCCCTCATGGTTAAAACATTTCGTATATCCCTTTCAATGTGAGGGGGAAAGAAGGAGTATGAGTTTCAACGCTCATATGGTGGTAAAAAAATGATTTTAGTTGATATGAACCAGATTAGTCTGGCCAGTGTTATGATGCATTTACACATGACAAAGAACACAGAACCAGACGAGAACATGGTTCGTCATATGATACTCAATTCCTTACGTATGTATCGCACTAGGTTTCTTTCTGAATATGGTGAACTGGTTTTGTGCTATGATTCTAAGCACTATTGGAGGCGTGATTTCTATCCTCAATACAAGGCTGGTCGCCGCACTAAGAGGGAGTCGGACGGCAAAAATTGGGATGCAATCTTTGAATGTCTAAACACAGTCAAGGCAGAGATCAAAGAAAATCTACCGTACAAATTTCTAGAGGTATACGGTGCAGAGGCTGATGATATTATTGCTAGTCTGGTCACTGAGGTTTCCGAAGAAGTACTGATTTTATCTGGTGACAAAGATTTCATTCAGCTGCAACGATACCCAAATGTCAAACAGTATAGTCCTATCACAAAGAAGATGGTGAGCGGTGAAAACCCCGATTACTATTTGATTGAACATGTGTTCAAAGGTGACTCCAGTGACGGTATACCAAATGTGCTGTCTCCAGATAACACCTTTACTGATGGCCTTCGCCAGAAGCCACTTGGTAAGAAAAAGATATCAGCATGGGCAGATCACGAATTCTCGGATGTTGCACCTAATGATGAGGTCTTGAGAAACTACCAGAGAAATAAGAAACTCATTGACCTAACAGAGTGTCCAGAAGAACTTCGAAATGAAATTCTGGAGAACTACAGATCAGTTGAAGTACCTGATCGAAATAAACTACTAAATTACTTTATAGAGAAGAGACTTAAATCTCTGACGGATTCAATAGGAGAATTTTGATATGCCGGAACAAACATATACGCCTCTGTATTCAGAGCTTTTGGAAAAATGTAGCAAACTGAAAACCAAAAAACAAAAGGTGAAATTCCTTCAAGAGAACAACACGGATTCTTTTCGTATGGTGATTAAATCTTCATTTGATCCGAAAATTGAGTGGTTGCTGCCTGAGGGGCCTGTACCATACACACCAAATGATGCACCAGAAGGAACCGAGCATACAGACTTGGCTTGGGAGGCTAGGAAACTGTATAACTTTGTTAAGGGTGGAAATGGTGCCTTGTCCCAGAACAAACGTGAAGCCATGTTCGTTCAGATGCTTGAGGGTCTGCATCCATCTGAAGCTGAACTTTTGGTTGCTGCGAAAGACAAATCTCTGCATAGGGCTTACAAGGGACTGTCTGCGAATGTGGTCAAGGAAGCGTTCTTCTGGAACGACGAATACATGTTGGTCGAACACGAAACCTACGATCAACGTCCGGGCTCAGCATCAGGAATCTAAACTTTTTTTCGGAATCGTTTAATATCAATGACTTAGAGTGCCATTATTCTCTTGACAATATCACCCCAATATCGTATTATATGTATAGTGATGATGAACAAGAGGTTCAGATGATTGGTGTCGAAGTTACTGGTGGTTTGAAGAAGGACCG